GGTGGCTACACCGGGACTTGAACCTGGGACATCAGCATTATGAATCACTTGAGGGTGTCCATACTGCTCCATATAGCCGCATGGATCGTGGGTTCCGGCGGCTTGCTTGTCTCGTAAAGCCAGTGTTTTTCAGGAAAAAGGGTTGATGTAGTCACTCTACATGATGGGGTTGTAGTTGTTTTCGGCTTGGCATGCAGGGGCATATTCGCCGCACATTTCAGCGAAGCTGACCTTGGCGCCTTTGCGGCAGTCCCGATAGTCAATCGAGCCACGCGCTTCATTCATGCAGACGCTGCTCCAGTCAATTTTTCCATTGGATTCCGTCCAGTAGAACCATCCCCATTTTGTTTCCGTACGGGTGCCGTGCTGGGTTGTCCATTTCCAGCGTGCTGGGCCTTGCTGAGTTTTTTGGGGGGCTTCGTGGCGTTCAGCTTTGGCTGTGTACTCGGTCCGGATTGCTGCCATGGTGTTGATGTCCGTCCGTGGCCTGTAGTTCTGGTCGTTGAAGACGGTTTGCCGTCCTGTGACCTGCTGGGGTTGCGTTGAGGGCTCCCAGTTCAGTTCCGGTATGTCCGTTTCCCAGTTCAATTCCTGGTTTCGGATTTGTTTTTGGGACTGTGGTGCTGTGGTGACGGTCTGGATTGGTGCGGGTGATGGCGTGGGCGCGTTGGGTGCGTCTTGCTCACCGATTTGGATGGTGTTTTTCAGGGCTGTCAGATCGATGGTGATCGGTTTGGCGAACAGGAGCATGGCTGCCCAGGTGATGGCCGATCCGCTGGCCAGGATTGCCAGGAACAGCCATCGATTGTTCTGTTTGTGGCGTAGGTAGTAGGGGGCGTCGTCCCTGTCGGCTCTCATTCGGTTTCTTCTTCCTGTCTCGTTCGGGCGTACCAGCGCCTAGCTACTTCTGAAGTGATCGCTATCCCGCGTTTTGACTGGGCAAGTTTCTGTTGGCTTCTTCATACCCTGGAGCGACTTGACCGTTTGCAGGATCTACTTCTCCTTTCCATAGCCATAGGTCGTACTGCGGGAAGGCTTTTATTAGCTCGTCTAGGTCTTCCAGACGTGGCTTAACGTCCTTATTTGTAGCGACGGTCTGCCATCTCCGGCTGTCGATTTTTGTGACCTTCGCCAGCTTAGCGGGGCCTAGATGCCTCACTAAAGCTCTAAGACGTTCTTCTCTCATTCCAAAATGTTCTCAAAACATTGGCGCAAATAATTTGTTAGCAAATAGTTTGTCAGTATACTGGCCGTGCTGACAAATTATTTGCGAGCGGTGGTTTGCATGGAACAGTCTGGAATAGTGGGGTTTTCAGTGCAAGGGATGCCGGAAAGGGTCACCGATTTTCGTGACTCGCCTTTCTGCACGCAGGAGGCTTTCGCCCTGATGCTCGATGTTTCTCCGGATGTCGTGCGGGGTTGGATCGAGAGCAGCACTATTCCGACCGCCAAGATCGGTCGTCGTCGCGTTATCAATCTGCATCGTCTGCGTCGCGAGCTGGACAAGGGCAAGTCGATCTTCTGCCAGGGGGATTACGCGGATGAATAAGATCAAGCTTTCTGCGCATGAAGTTCGGGATATTCGCCGGCTTGTTCTTTCGGCGAGTCTTTCTTTGCATCTCTCCCGTGATTGCCTGAAGCGTGGCGATGTTGAGCGTGCCAGGTATTACCGGATTGAAGCTCGCAAGGCTTTGTATAACGCCCGGTATGTTGTGGCGGCGTCTCGGGCTGGGGGATTTGATCCTCAGGAGATGTATTCGCGTTCACGTCTTATTGCAGTTTTTCCGAAGTTGCCGCAAGAAAAGCTTTCCGAGGTTGTTCAGAGTGATTCCGGCCAAGTATCTGCGGCTTCCGCATCTTCCGGATTGCGGTTGTTCCGTGTGTCATGTGTCAAGAATGAACACAAGTCCATGCAAGCCGTTCGTTATCCATTCTCCCGAGTGTCGCCCGGCTGGGCGCCCTTATCTGGAAAACGGTTGTTGGTGGGTCGAGAAAGCCAAGTGTGTTTGCCATCTTTCAAACAGTCGCCTTCCTGAGTATTGGCAGCTGGTCTATTCGAGTAAGGCCCCCCCCAGTTGTGTTGATTCATGAACCTTTCGAACTGGAGTAATTGAAATGGCTATTCCTCCTCGACAAGAGCATATCGATGATAAGGAGGTTCGCTTTTACGTTTTTGCTCCCGCATCGGTAAAGCTCGCTTTGCATCAGGAAGCTATGCAGCGTGGCGTTGAGTTCTGGCATCTCGGTGGGGCTGTTTTGGCTTCCTGGATTCGTGCAGGTTGTCCGGATTTTGAAGAGAAGGCGCAAGAAAGCGCAGAAAATGGAGAAGTTGAATAATGTCGTTTTTTATCCCATCCGCTAAGTCGAAACTTTCCCTGTTCGTTATCAATAAGGATTTCTACGTCAAGAAAGATACGTCTGAAATGCGTGTTTCGATTCAAGCCCTGGTTCCCGCCGGCTCGGCTCGCCCGAATAAGAAAGGCTTTTCGGTCACTGAATATACCGCCGAGCCTGAAGTTTATGAGGCCCTGGATTTTTCCAATGGCCCGATGCTGGTCGAGTTCGAGGCCGAACCTCGCGAGTCGCGTAACGGGTTTGGCAATACCACCAACACCGAGCATCTGTTGTCGGTTATCGCGTTCCCTGGGCGTGCGCCTGCCGCTCCGCAGCCGGTAACGGTCAAGGCTGATTCGCCCAAGTCGTAATGCCTGGAGCGGTTGTTAAGTGGCCCGGCCAAGTTGGGCATTGCCCTGGTGAATGAGTCTCGCCGCCGAGCGTAAAGATCCGGGCTCTAGGTTGGAAGTGCCCCAGGCGACTCCGGACTCTCAGGGGGCGAACTGCGGGGGTGGGATCTCGTGCCGTGGGTGACCTTCACGCGGTGGTTTGGCTAACACCAAAAAGAAGGAAGGACCGGGTTATCCACGAAGTCCACAGGCCGAAGCTTTTCCCCCCTCCCGGGCCGCCCAAGCGAGCCAAGGGAGGGGGGGAAAGGGCCGAAGGCCGCCTGTGGGCCCTCGTGGGTAACCCGGTCCTGTTCGCCAGGGCGGGGAACGAGTTTCGGGCGGCGCAATTTCGAAGAAATTGTGTTGGCCGAAACGGCCAGGCAACTCGGTGTGTCGTCGTACTCCGGGCCAAGGGCACTTCCAACCTAGAGCCCAATCGTGAAAGGAGGCGGCGTATGGGATCGAACAGGAAGTGCCTCTAATGGATTCGATAGAAACGTATTTGGCAAATGTAACCCTGGGCGATCTGTTCGCCCTCCATTTCTTCCACGGGCTGATTACTTGCGCAGCCCTGGGACTTATCCACGGTCATCAGAGGTAATAGGCATGGCATTCGATTGGGATGTTTACCTGGTTATCGCTGGGATCTATGTGGGTGCTGTAGGTATCGGCATCGCCTACGGCCAATTCCGGCTTAGCTGGAAGGAATTGATTGATGTCTCTACTTCCTGATTACAGGTGCAATATGGAAAACAACCAAGTGCAACAAGTGGCTGCCAAGCCGTCTTGCCTGAAAACCCTGGCGGTTTCGATTGCCGCTGTTGGCTCCACCGTACTGCTGACCGCTCCGGCTCATGCCGCGATCACTGTTCCGACTGAAATCACCGCCGTGTTCACCGACCTGGGCACCGCTTTCGCCACCCTGATGGCTGCGGGCGCGATTCTGTTCGGCGTTGTTCGTGGTGGCGTCGCTCTGTTCAAACTCGCCTCCCGCGTGTTCTCTGCGGCCGGCGCTTAACGGCTAGTGCGGAAAGATGCGCGCGGCTTTCCGCACTCTGGCAACCCTCACGCTTCGGCGTGGGGGTTTTCTTTTTGGGGCGGAGGAAGTGTATTTGTTGCCGGGAGTTGGGGTGGGTTTGATATGAAGGGGATTTTAAAGGCACTCGTTTTGCTGGTAGGGGTTGGTGTTGGGCGGGCGGCTTTGGCGGTTGATTATTATTGGGCTGCAGGTGCATCTCCCGGTATTTATCAGTCCTCTACTCCGATGGGTTCGTGTCAGCTGTGGTTTGAAGTCTCCCCGCATACGTATTATCAAGGCGACATCAAATTTACGTTTTCTGCTGGGTCGTCTATTCAAGGCGTTTGTGAGTTTTCCTGGTATAACGGCTCAATTCCTCAGCACTCGTCGCAAACTATTTCTCGCCGTGGCGATTCGTGTCCTTCTGGCACTGAATACAACTCGTCGACCGGCACATGTGATGCTCCACCTAGCTGCCCTGAAACCGATATCTATGTTGCCGTAGATTGCACTTATACCGAATCCTTGAAACTCTGGTCTTGTCCTGATGAAGTTTCCCAGGACAGTTGCGGCTTCGTTAGATCGCCTGATGGAAACCTGCGTTGTGATTCCTCGGCTCAGATCTGTGTGGGCCGCTATACCGGCACTGGCGAGGCTGCCGGCACTGGTGCCGACCCTTGTACTGAGTCCAGCTGCTCCGCTGTGCCTACCGCTTCCGAGCCGGCCTGCACGACGTATGAGGGCACGTCGATCTGCATTGCCGATGAAAACACCGGCTGCGGCACGGTCAACGGTGTCGAGGGCTGTTTCACGCCTGAGCAGAACTGCGGCACCTACAACGGCACTTTCGGTTGCTATCCCCAGGACAAGCCGAATCGTAATTGTGGCTTCGCCAATGGCGAGCAAATCTGTTTCGATCCAAACAATCCAACCGAGCAGATTCCGTCTATTTCTCCCGATCATCCGATCAACGGGGGCAATGCTGACGGCAACGAGAATAATGATCCGAAAGACCCTGCTGATACGTCTGGCACTGCTTCGCCTCAAGGTTCCAACTCTGCCGCAACCAATGAGTCAATTGACCAATTAGGCGAGGACCTGGGCGAGAAAATCGACAAGACTAATTCTCTACTCGATGCCATCAAAGGGTTGCTTGGTGTTGAGCATGATGACTCTGGCGAGTGGTCTGATGGTGAGGCGGGGATTGCTGGTTCCGATCTTGGCCAGGGAATGGGGGATGCCCTGGGTACTGCGGTAGATGATGCAATTGCTGCTCGCGATCAGGAAATTCAAACGGCCATTTCCACTGTTCCTTCGACGGTTGACTCATTCTTTGGTGAAAATGGCGAGCTGATTCCGGGCATAAACTCCTTGGGTGATTTCTTTCCCGCTGCTTCGGGTTGCTCTGATTATCAAATCCCAATAAATGCCATGGGTTTCAGTTTTGTCGTTACCTTGCCTGTTTGTTTTCTTTCCCAGGTCAAGACGCTTATCGAGTGGGTTTTGTGGTGCCTGACGGCTATCGGTGTCTGGAATATTTTCTATTCGGGGTTGCGCCTGGAAAACGCCAAGGCTTCTAAAGGAGGGTATTAAATGCCTTTCATCATTGGATTTCTCAAGCGTTTGATACCTGTCTTCTTTGCCAGACTCTCTGCTTATCTGCTCGGTCTGTTTGGCGCTTTTGTCGGGCCTGCTACTACGGCTGCTGCCAAGTTTTCGTCAAGGCTTTCCAGGATTGCCATGGTTGTGGCGGCAATTGGCGCTGCTATTGGTGTTTTCTCTGTCGCGGTCAGTTTGGCTCTGGATGGGTTGTCGGCTATAGCGCCTGATGAGTTTCTTGCGGTCGGGCGCATGTTCTTTCCTTCGAATCTGAATGTTTGCATCGCTGTTTTGGTGTTTGCTCGTCTGAAGTCTCTGGTTTTCTTCTGGGTTGTCCGGGTTTCCGAAAAATTTGAACATTCGTGAGGTTCGTATGTTTGACTTTGTTTTTTTTGCTTCTTTGTTTTTCTTGCTGGTTTGGTATTTCTTCCGGTTCATAAAGGGTTTCTTTTTCTGACCATGGCCGTCTATATCGTTACCGGCAAACTTGGTGCCGGCAAGACGCTGCTTGCCGTGCAAAAGATTCAGGACTATCTGCGTGCCAGGCGCATGGTGGCGGTCAATATCGATGTGCGCATGGAAAAGCTGTGTCGGCCGGACAATCGCTATTCTCGTCTGGTGCGCCTGCCCGATCTGCCATCCGCCGATGACCTGGTCGGCCTGGGCATGGGGTGCGACGTCTACGACGAAACCAAGTTTGGTGGCATCTTTCTCGATGAGGCGGGTGTCTGGCTGAACTCGCGGGACTGGAATCAGGGCGGGCGTTCCGAGCTGTTGAAGTTCTTTCTATTTCTGCGGAAACGGCGCTGGGATCTCTGGTTGTTCGTCCAGAATGTTGGCGTAATCGATAAGCAGGTTCGCGATTCCATTGCTGAGCATGTGGTGTATATCAATCGCTGGGACAAGATCAAGGTTCCCTTTCTCGGCTTCATTGGCCGGATTCTGACGCTCGGTATTTGGAGCGGTCGCCTGCCGAAGCTGCATCATGCAATCGTCAAGTATGGTGCCAAGCACAACTCGATGAAGGTTGATGAGTGGTATTACCGGGGCGAGGAATTTTACGACTATTACGATACTACTCAGGAATATAACAAGGATTACGACAAGGGCTCCTATTCGATGCTGCCGCCTGGATATACGCGGCGGCGGCTTCCTCGCTCTGTGCGTTCTGTAGGTTTCTATATGCGTGCCACTCGTGTCTTCTTTCGCCGGACTCGCATTGTAAATGCATTCTTTCTTGGGGGTGCCTGTGCTCTTGTTCTATCAGCTTCTGTCTTCTCTGCTATCGCTGTGGTTAATCAACCGTCTGCAGTTGAGCCTATTCCTGGTGCACTATCCAAGCCTTCGACCAAGCTGGCGGACGATTACAAGTCTTTCCGTATTGCTTCTTATGGCCGTCTTGCTGGATCTACTGTTTACGTTTTTGTGGATGGTGACGGAAAGCGAGTCCATATGGATGACTTGGCTGCTCGGGATGTGACTGTCAAGGACCGGGGGCCTCGCGAGGCGTTGTTAGTTCGAGGCAAGGATTTTTTTTCGGTTTATCGCTGAGGCTTTCTCATGGATTTTCGTTTGCCGCTTTTTTGCTTTTTGCTGGTTTTGAGCATTTTTTCTTTTGGCTGGTCTCTTGTTCGTAATTCTAAATTTTTTGCTATTTTCTTCCCTGTTGGTTTTTTCAATGTGTTGATGTCCTCTTTTCTTGTTTGGCAGTCGCTATGATTTCAGAAAGGGATTTGTTGCGCTTCTTGTATTTCTTTGTTTGCGTTCTTACTGCTTCAGGGGCTTATTTCCATTCTTCATCATGTAAGGCTGCTGAGCGTATAGAGTTGTACGACGCAACTTTGCAGGATTTTGTTGAATGGTCGTCTACTCAACTCAACCGCTCGGTTGTTGTCGGCGCTGATATTCGATCCGCTCCGATTTCCATTTTTGCCACATTTGATTCGCCGGCTGCCCTGGAAAAGCTGGTCGAGGAAGCGGTGCTTTCCTCAGGGTTTCACTTCTCGTCGTTTGATGGGGTGATTCGCATTGGCTCGGCGCCGTTCAAGGCTCCGCTCGACCTGGTGACGGAAGTCGTGCAGCTGCAGCATCTGCAAAGCGATTTTGCCTTTCAGGCGGTGCGTGATGTGCTGGCTTCACGGGCGGCTGGCGATGACAAGTCCGCTCCGGCGGTATCCCAGGCGTCGGTGAGTCCTTCGCCGACCTCTAATGCCTTAATCGTCACTGCCACGCGGGACCAGCTGGCGGCTATTCGCACGGTGCTGGCTGAAATCGACCGGCCTCGTCGCCAGGTGGTGATCACCGCCGTTGTTGCTGAGCTGGCCGACGATGATTTCGAGGCTTTGGGGCTGAATGTCTCTCTCGACTCCGGCAATACCAGTCTGGCCGGCGTGACTATTGGCTCGTCCGACTTCGCTTCCGATCTCGGTTTCAGCTTGACCTTCTCGGGGCCGACCTTGGGGGCTTTCCTGCGTGCTGTACGCTCCACGGGCAATAACAAGATCCTCAGCACGCCTCAGTTGTTGACGCTCAACCGCGAGGCCGCGTCCATCGTCGTGGGGCAGAATGTGCCTTTCGTCACTGGGCAGACCACCAGCGGGTCAACGCCTGCGTCCGATCCTTTCCAGACCATCGTTCGCCAGGATGTGGGCGTTTCCCTGTCTGTCACGCCGTTTATCACGCCAGCCGATGCTATCGAGCTTGAGGTGGAGCAGTCCGCGTCTTCGGTTTCCGACGACAGGACCGCTGCCGACATCATCACCAACACGCGGCGCATTCTGACCAAGGTACAGCTGAAGGACGGCGAGGGCGTGTTGCTCGGCGGCTTGCGTTCCGAACAGACGGATAAGTCCTCTTCGGCGGTGCCGATCCTTTCGGAGATTCCCTGGTTGGGGAAGGTCTTTCGGTCTCGTTCGTCTCGGGTTCGGGCTACCAATCTCGTCGTGCTGCTGACTGCCAAGGTTTATCGGGATGGGGATGCTATGGGAGTTCCTCAGGCGCTACGCGAGCCGGCGCGGCTCATGTTGCCGGCTCTCGGCGTGGCCCCTGGGGGCATCGGCGCAGCCGGTGACACCGGGGGCCAGGTCGAGGGCCTTTCTGGTGGGCCTGCTCCGGTGGGGTTCCGCCCCTGACGTCCCTGTAGCACGTCATATAGATAGCTTTTTGGAAACTGGTTGTACCAGATAGTTTCATAGAAGGAATTTTCAGGAATGCGTAGTCCCCAGGATCAAACCCGTTTTTCGGCTATCACCGAGGATCTGGCTCACCAGCGGGTTTTCGTCGACCCTCAAACCTTGGTGCAGACGGACCTTTCCCATGTTCGTCTGTTGCGTTGTGCCGTCGATACCGTCCGCCAGTTGTACCGGGGGCGTCCGCGTTCCGAGGTGTTGGACCTGTTCGAGTTATCCGGTCTGGTCGAGTTTGCCGGTTATCAGTGGCATGCTGGGCGCGTCGGTCGGGACTCGGGGTATCAGTTCAAGCTGCAGAATGCGGATTTGGGATTGATTGCCCTGGTCAAGAATCACAACGTCAAGGCCGATTCGGTGGGGGCTCATCTCAAGTTCGAGGTGTCGCCGCATCTGATCGACAATCGCAGTCCTAAGCAGCTGCAGGAGCTGTTAGACGGTCTGGCGGTACAACTGCTGACAGATTGCGAGGCGAACCAGTGCGCGGTTCATCTTGCTCTCGATGTGCAGGGTTGGTATCCGCCTGCCGATCTGGTGGCGCGCATGCATTGCCGGGCGCGTGCCCAGCGGGATTTTTCCGGTGTTGAGCGTATCGAGTACGACGAAAGGGCCGCCGTTTACGGTCGCGGAAAGTCGTTTCTGTTCGGTTCTGCATCTGGGATGCAGCTGGCGATTTACGACAAGACCGCCCAGGCGCGGGCTATCGACAAGCTGGACTATTGGGAATCGGTCTGGCGGCGCACCGATAACCCGTTCGATGAGTCCGATCCGTTCAACTATGATCCGGCCTTGCCGGTCTGGCGTATCGAGCTGCGTTTTCATCATGGCGTTGTTCAGCAGTTCGCCGATGGTTCTGCGGATATTCGTACCGGGGCGATGATCGATACTCGTACCTTTGCCGAGCTTTCTGCTCATCTTCAAGGTTTGTGGCAATACGGTCTGCAGGCGTTCAAGCTCCTGGTCCGGCCTGGTATGTATGACGCTTTCTGGACGTTGATCCGTTCCGATGTGCGGGTCTTTGTCGAGGCTGCATCGCTGGTCGAGGACACCGACTATCGCCGGCATTACAAGACTTCTCGGGGATTCAGCGGCAAGAATGTTGAGCTTTTCCTGGGAAACTTCGTATCGCTCCTGGTCCGTGAGCGTGTCGGGGCACAGCGGGCGTTTGAGCGTCTGCAGGACTGGGAATGCTGGTCGGTTATTCGTGACCATTACGCGGCCAAGGGTAAAAGCGAGCGTGATATCTACCGGCACATTCAGGAGTTGATGCAACTCCGGGTGGTGCGTTGGGGGCGTGCTGTATGACGGCGCGCAAGGATGGCAAGACCTGGACGGCCGACTTTTACGAGAATGGCCGGTCCGGGCGGCGGATTCGCAAAAAGGGCTTTCCGACCAAGTCGGCTGCTCTGCGCTATGAGCAGGATTTTTTCGCCTCGTTGTCGTCTACGGGGCGCCCGCTGGATGATCGTTTGGTCGATCTGGTAAACCTGTGGCATGAGCTGCATGGCTGCACGCTCAAGGATGCCAAGTATCGTCTGAGCCGGACTCTGGCGATCGCCGAGCGGTTGGGCAATCCGTTGGCGTCGTCGTTTGATTCGCTGGCCTGGGCGCGTTATCGGCAGGCTCGGTTGTCCGAGGTGTCGCCGCATACGGTCAATCATGAACAGCGTTATCTGTCGGCGGTTTTTTCGGAGTTGGCCCGGCTGGGGGCTTGGACGGGGAAAAATCCGATTGAGGGAATCCGGCAGATCAAGACGGATCAGGTCGAGCTGTCCTTTCTTGAGCTTCCCCAGATTGACCGGCTCCTCGAGGAGTGTCGGCGCAGTACCAACAATCATACCTATCCGGTGGCATTGCTTTGCCTGGCTACCGGGGCACGTTGGGAAGAGGCGGAAAGCCTGCAGCGGTCGGCGGTGTTCGGTGGGAAGGTGCACTATCACCGGACCAAGAATCGGCAGAGTAGGGCGGTTCCGATCCCGGCTGAGCTGGAGCGGTTCGTCCTCGAGGTCGGAATGCCTGGAACGGGACGGCTGTTCATGTCCTGTCGTTCGGCGTTTCGTGGTGCTTACCAGCGCTGTGGTTTCGATACGCCAGGCCAGTTAACCCATATTCTGCGGCATACGTTCGCCAGTCATTACATGATGGGCGGTGGTGACATCCTAGCGTTGCAGCGAATCTTGGGGCATGGCGATATCAAGATGACCATGCGGTACGCGCATTTGTCGCCTGAGCACCTGGAGTCGGCGCTGCGGTTTTCGCCGCTGGCTCAGTGTGGACACGCTGTAGTCACTTCGTAGTCACTGGCGCAACAAAAAAGGGGTCAGCTTTCGCTAACCCCTTGTTTTGTTT